CCCGCTCATCGGCGGGGGACCAATCCGGGACGGGGCCGTCCCCTGCACGGGTTACTCCCGGCCCCGTCCCGGACCATGTTTCTGATGGAGTGTTCGAAGTCGCCATGCTCGCCACCGCCGACGATATGCGCGCCCGCTTCGGCGAGGACGAGCTGGTCCAGCTGACGGACCAGGCGGCATGGAACGACCAGGCCGTCGCCGCGATCGACGTGAAGATCGCGACCGCCACCTCCATCGCCGAGGGCTATGTCGCCAAATATTACGCGCCCGCGCCTGGCCGCACCATCCCGCCGCTGCTGACCGAGATCGTCTGCGACCTCGCCTATGTCCGCCTGCACAAGGCGATGACCGAGGACCTGAAGGACCGCCGCGACCAGGCGATGAAGCTGCTGCGCGACATCTCCACCGGCCTGCAGAAGATCGACCAGGGGCGGCAGGACATCCCGGCCCGTCAGGGCGCCGTCATTGTCCCCGATCGCGAGCGCACCTTCAGTCGCGATTCGCTGGAGGGCTTCTGATGGCGGGCGCCGGCATGGAGCTGACCGTCGAGGGCCTGGTCGAGGTCGAACGCCGCCTGGCGCGCCTGGCCGACCAGCTGGGAGACCTCACGCCGCTGATGGACATCATCGGCATGGAGATCGAGGTCGACATCGAGGAGAATTTCGAGGGCGAGCATTCGCCCGCCGGCATCCCCTGGCCGAAGTCGGGCCGCGCGCGGGAGACGGGCGGCAAGACGCTGACCGACACGCGCCGCCTGCGCGGGTCGATGACCCACAATGCCGGGCCGCGCCGCGTCGAGGTGGGCACCAACGTCGTCTATGCCCGCCGGCACAATGACGGCTGGTCCGGAACCGAGCAGGTCGCCAGCCACCAGCGCACGATGCGCGAGGTGTTCGGCGTCGAGCTGGCCGAGCCGATCGTCGTCACGGTCAAGGCGCACAGCCGCAAGGCCAACACCCCCAAGCGCGAATTCATCGGTGTTTCGGCGGACGGGCTGGAGGGCATCCGCGGCCATGTCGCCGACTATCTGGAGCTGGAGCAGTGACCGGCGCGCTCCTTTCCATCGCCCTGATCTGGGCCGGCTTCTCCGCCGTGCTCTGGACGCTTCAGTCGGACGCCAAGGGCGGGCTGATCGACATCGGCTGGCGCGACCGCGCCGTCGCGCTGCTCTGGCTGCCGCTGCTGATCGGCCTCGGCCTCTGGAGCCTGCTTTGCTGGGTCCATGACGGCTTCCGGTGGTTCGGGGGACGGTGCGCATGATCGCCGCGATCGAACTGGCGATCCTCGCCCGCCTGCAGACCATGGAGCCGGCGCTGGGCTTTGCCTGGCGCCGCCGCGAGACGCTACCCGAGGACTGGGAGTCCTATCTCGGCGAGTTCAAGGGCGAGATCGGCGGGCCAGCCGTGTGGGTCGGCTTCACCGGCTGGTCCAATGCCGAGCGGCTGAATGACGAGCTGGTGGTCGACGGGACATTCGGCCTGGTGGTCGCGAACCGCAGCGCGCGGCCGAACGAGCAGGCCAATCGCCATGGCGGTCCCGATCCGGCCAAGGAGCCGGGCAGCTATCGTCTGGCGCTCGGCGCCGCCGCCGTGCTGGCCGGCCAGATGCTGGACCTCGACCTTTACGAGCCGCTGGAGGTGGGCGACGCGACGCCGCTGAAGCGCACGGCCATGATGAAGGAGCTGAAGCTCTCCGCCCATGCGCTGATGCTGTCCTGCCGCTTCCCCGTCCAGCTGGCCGGCGACGGCGACGATGGCGCGCTGGAGGCGCTGCACGTCAACTGGGACATCCCGGCCTTCGCCATGCCCAACCCGGTCGACCGCGACCTGGTCCAGCCCGGCGTCCAGCTGGCCGACGACTTCCACGCCGACGCGACCGATCACATCGCCCTTCCCCAGGAGACCGACCCGTCATGAACGACCTTCGCTATTTCCGCCCGCAGGAGGGCCTGACCGTCCGCGATCCGACGGACGGCCAACCCCTGCCCGCCTTCGGCAAGGGCATCGTCTGGTCCAGCTACTGGCAGCGCCGGCTGGATGACGGCGACATCGTGCCGACCGACGAGAAGAGCGTGCTGGCAGGTACGGCGAAGGCTGAAGCCGCCGCCGAAAAAGCCGCCGGGAAGAAGGGAGACGCCTGATGAACAGCTTCGCCTTCGACCAGATCGCGTCCAACCAGCGTGTGCCGGGGAGCCAGGTCGAGATCAGCAATGTCCGCGCGCTGCAGGGCCTGCCGCCCGCGCAGTACAAGCTGCTGCTGATCGGCCTGTGCTACAACATCTTCAACCCCAGCAGCGTCGCCCCCGTCCGCATCACACGGCCCGAAGACGGCGCAGTGCTGGGCGGGCGGGCGTCGATGATCCACGCGATGTGCGAGGCGGCGCTGGCGGCCAATCGCGATGTCGAGCTGTGGGCGCTCCCGGTTGCGGAGAACCCGGCGGGCACGCCGGCGACGGGCACGATCACGATCGGCGGCCCCGCGACCGGCGCCGGCACGATCGCCCTCATGATCGGCGGCCAGCGGATACAGGTGCAGGTCGCCAGCGGAGCCTCCGCCAACACCATCGCGGCGGCGCTCAACAGCGCGATCAACGCCTTCGGCGACCAGTATGTGACGTCGACGGTCGCGGCCAATGTCGTGACCCTGACGGCCCGCCATACAGGCGCCTATGGCAACGACATCGACGTGCGCACTAACTATTTCGACGGGGAGAAGCTGCCGGCCGGGGTCACCGCGACGATCGTCGGCATGGCCGGCGGCACGTCCAACCCGGACCTGACCTCCATCATCGCGGCCCTGGGCGACGAGCAGTACCAGGCCATGGCGATCGGCCTGGCCGACGCGGCCAACATCTCCGCGATCGACGTGGACCTGGCCGACCGGTGGGGGCCTGGCCGCCAGATCGAGGGCCGCGCCTATTTCGGAGCGTCGGGCAGCTTCTCAACGCTCAGCAGCTTCGGCGCGACCCGCAACGGCATCCATTCGACGATCGTCGGCGGCAACAAGCTGCCCGATCCGCCGTGGAAAGTGGCGGCGGCGTTCGCCGCGGTCGCGGCCTACAACCTGCAGATCGACCCTGCCCGCCCGCTGACCGACCTGGTCGTGACGGGGATTCGCGCGCCGCGGCTGGAGCATCGCTTCACGCGGACGGAGCGCAACCTGCTGCTGCGTGACGGCATCTCCACCTTCCGCGTCACGCCGGCCGGAGAGGTCGCGATCGAGCGGCTGATCAGCTGCTACCAGGTCAACGCCGCCGGCTTCGACGATCCCAGCTATCTGGACGTCCAGACGACGGCGACGCTGGGTTATATGCGCAGCAGCTGGCGCGCCCGCATGGCGCAGAAGTTTCCGCGCGCGAAGATGACCGCCGACACGATCGCGGCTGTCCGGGCGGAGACGATCGCGCTGGCTCGCGACTGGGAGGATGCCGGCCTGATGGAGGATGTCGACGGCTTCCTCGCCGGGCTCGTCATCGAGCGCGACAGTGGCAACCCGACGCAGCTCAACATCCTGATGACGCCGGACACCGTCAACGGGCTGCTCCAGCTCGCCGCGCGCATCGAATTCATCCTCTGAGAGGCGCCTCAGGGGCCAGTGAAAGGACAGTAAGACATGGCGAACAAGAACCAGGTCATCGGCCGCGCCAGGGTGAAGGTGAACGGCCAGCTGATCGAGACGGCCGGCGACACCACCTTCGATCCTGGCGGCCTGACCCGCGAGCCGGTGGCCGGCGACTATGAGGCGGCGGCGTACCGGGTGAGCGAGATCCGGCCGGCGCGGCTGGAGATCAACCTGCTGACCAAGGCCGGCTTCAGTGCTCTCGCCTGGGGCGCGATGGAGGACGAGACCGTCTCGGTCGAGTTCGACAACGGCCAGAGCTGGGTCATGCGCAACGCTTATGCCGAACGCACGCCGCAGATCACGACCAGCGACGGCCGCGCCCAGGCGATCGCCTATTCCAAGCCGGCCGAGCAGGTGCGGTGATGGAGGGCCGTCGCAAGGAAGGGGAGCGGCCGAGCTTCCTCAACAAAGACCTGAGCTATGACCTGCTGGTGCCGAAGACCTATCGGGTCGGCGAAACGGAGCATCGGGTCGACCGCGTGCAGCTGCGGCGGCTGACCGGCATGGATATGCGAATCCTGGAGGAAGCGCGCCCCTACACCGACCGGCTGTTCCGGATCGTCTCCGACATGGCGGACCTGCCGATCGTCGTGATCGAGAAGCTGGACGCCGTCGACATCGACCGGATCGACGATTGCCTCGGCTATTTCAGGGAGCCTGGTTCGGTAACTGGCGCGACCTCCTAGCCGAGCTGGTGCTCGTGGGCGGCCTGTCGATCGCGGAAGCTTGGGCGCTCGACGACGTCGAATTGGAGTTCTGGCTGGACCAGGCGGAACGCATCGCCGCCATGCGCGGGGGGAATGAATGAAGCTCTCCATGATCATCGAAGCGCAGGACCGGGCGTCGCGCCCGGTCGAGCGCGTCGAGGACGCCGTCGGCGGCCTGGGCCGTACGATCCGGGGGACCGGATCGGAAGTCGGGCGGCTCGATCGCCGTATGGGGGCAATGACATACCAGGCCCACGGCGCATCGGCTGAGCTGCGGCGGCTCAACCAGATCGGCGTGGCCGTCGCTCGCTCCACCGGGCGAATGAACCAGGGCATGGTGCGCACCACACGCTCGGCCGGGCGCCTGGAGCGCGGCGCGCGCAGGGTCGGCGCCGGCCTGGCGGGCATGTCGCGGCGAGGCATCCGTGCGCTCGACGGGCTGGTCCGCCGCTTCGACATCACGAACGAGCGGATGGAGAAGCTGGCGTTTTCGACGGGAACGCTGATCGGCACCACCATTCGCGGGGCCGTCGTCGGCGGCGGCGCTCTCGCGGGAACGGGCGCGATCGCCGCTCTCTATAAGGTCGCGACTGCCGGCATGGAGATGGAGGGCTTTCGTACCCAGCTGGAGGGGCTGGAGGGGTCAAGCGCTGCCGCAGACCGTGCACTGCAATGGGTGGCAAAATTCGCTGCAAGAACGCCCTATGAAATGAACGAGGTCATGGAGGCCTTCATCGCCCTGAAAGCATACGGCATCGATCCGACCAGCGGATCGCTGCGGACGCTTGGCGATGCCGCCGCTGGTATGAACCGACCGATAATGGACGCCGTCGAGATGATGGCGGATGCAGTGACGGGCGAGTACGAGCGGCTGAAGTCCTTCGGCATCCGGGCATCGGTCGCGGGCGACAAGGTAACGTTGCGATGGACCCGGAATAGCAAGGAGCTTTCAAAAACGGTCAAGGCAAGCTCGACCGAGATACAGCGGGCTTTGTCTCAAATTCTGGATGAGCGTTTTGCCGGCGGGATGGATCGGCGAGCGAAGATCACGGCAGGAAAAATCTCCAACATCTGGGATTTCGTGAACAGGCAGGCCGCGCGGGTTTGGGAGGGCGGCCTCGGCAAAGAGGTGAACCGCCAGTTCGACCGCCTCCTGGGCACCATCGACAGAATGGAAAAGGACGGCTCTCTGCAGGCCTGGGCCGACAAGACGGGTGCCGGTCTCGGCGACCTGGTCGCCACGATCGGCAGCGCCGACTGGCCCCAGATCGGCCGCGACTTCGTCACTGTGGCTGGCGGGGTGCGCGACCTGGCCAATGCCATCATCTACCTGAGCCGGAAAGCGCGCGAGGCGGGCCGGATCGACATGACGCCGCTGCTCCCGCTCCCGCTGCAGATGACCCGTCGCGCGTTGGACGGATGGCAGGCCTATCAGCACGCCCGCAACGCCCCGCCGCGGGCGTCCGCTGCCATGCCGGCCAACCGTCAGCCGCTGGCGCCGCTGCGCCGTGACAGGCTGTTGCCGCAGCCCGCGCGGCCGACCAGGCAATCGCCGCTGTTGCCCGGCCAGGCGCCGGTCAAATGGCCTTCTCCGCCCACCGGCAAGATGGAGATCTCCGTCAAGACCGACGCCGGCACGACGGCGCGCGTGACCAAGGTCGCGTCCACCAATCTGGACCTGGACGTCAACACCGGCCGCGCCATGGGAGCCTTCGCATGAACGCGCCGGCCGGATGGCAGAAGGGCAGCTTTCGCGGCGTCCCGTTCCGCACCGAGGACGGGGAATCGCGCGGCGGACGTCGCGGTGTCGTGCACGAGTTCCCCCAGGCGGAAAAGCCCGTTTGGGAAGATTTGGGCCGCGCAGGGCGCAGCTTCTCCTTCCAGTGCCATGTCGTGGGCGCCGACCATATCGCGGAGGCGAACGCGCTGGCCGATGCGCTCGACGCGCCCGGCGCCGGCACGCTGATCCATCCGTGGCTGGGATCGATGCAGGTCGCCGTCCCCGGCTGGTCGCGGCAGGACAGCACGATCGACGGCGGGATCACGCGCTTCTCGATCGAGTTTGTTGAAACCGGCCTGCCGGCGCCGGCCGGGCCGACCGCCGACACCCAGGCGCAGGCGATCGCCGCGGCCGACGAGGCGCAGGCCGCCGCGCCGGGCCTGTTCGCCGACACATTCTCGGTCGCGGGCGCCACCGCCTTCGTCGAGGCCGCCGCCGGCTATCTCGTCACCGGAGCCGCATCCCTGACCGCGATCCAAGGCGGACTGCTGGGCGGCGCCGGGCCGGCGCTGCGGGCCTTCGAGGCGGGGCTCGACCTGCTGGGCGGAGCGGGCGTCCTGATCCGCCAGCCGATCGAGCTGGGGCTGGCCGTCGTCGGCCTGGTTCAGACGCTGTCGGTGATCGGTGGGTCCGGCTCCGCGCGGGCCGGGGCTTTCCGCGTACTGACCGACTGGGGCACAGATCTCGATCCCGTCATCGGCACGACGCCGGCACGGGCGCGCGAGCGGGCAAACCAGGACGCGATCGTGCAGCTCGTCAACCTCTCCGCTTCGGCCGAGCTGGTGCGCTGCCTCGCCGGCACATCCTTTGCCTCCTATGACGACGCGGTCGCGGCGCGCGACGACGCGGCCGACCGGCTCGACCGGCTGGCGCTGCGCCAGGCCGATGCCGGAGACGATGCCGGCGCCGCTCAGTACGACGCGCTGCGCCTGGCCGTGACGGCCGACCTGACCGCACGGGGCGGCACGCTGGCGCGGCTGATGACCTACATGCCCGCAATCACTGAACCGGCGCTGGTGATCGCCCAGCGCCTCTATGGCGATCCCGCCAAGGTGGAGAGCCAGGCGGCCGAGATCGTGGCGCGCAACCGGATCGCGCATCCGGGATTCGTGGGCGGCGGCGTACCGCTCCAGGTGCTGAGTACGGAGGCCGGCAATGACTGAGCCCAGCTTCGACCTTGCCACCGTTATGGCGACTTATGGCGGATCGGACGGCAAGCGCACGCTCGCCCTCTTCGAAGAGCTGCAGGCGAGAGGTCCGATCGGCATCGTCGCGCTCAACCTGTTCCGGGCATGCAAGAACAGCGAAAGAGCGAAAACCTATCGCGGCGGGATTCGCGGGCGCGGCTCGTACCGGTCCATGGCCTATGACCGGAAAGGCTGGGCGATCGACAATCTCTGCAGCGTGCTGGCCGAGCATGCCGAGGCGCTCGAGATCGCCTGGGGCTGGGGCGTCGATTGTGACACGACCGGCTTCAACCAGGTCCTCTATGTCGAGATCGCCACCGGCCAGGTCAGCTTCCATTCGCCGCGCCGTGGGGCCGGGCCGGATTATGCCGGCGAGTGGGATGGCGTGCGCGGCCAGGCGTCGACACGCATCTGCTGCTTCGTTGCCGATATCCTGAAGTTCGCGCCGGAGGTGGCCCTTGGCTGACCTTCCCGATCTTTCCGAACGCGTCGAGCTGGCGATCGGCGGCAAGCTGTATGCCGGCTGGACCGATGTGCGGGTGACGCGCGCGCTGGACGCGATGTCCGGTGCCTTTTCGCTGTCCCTGTCCAGCAAGGACGATGCGGCGGGCCAGCTGCTGGAGGTGGCGCCGGACGATCGCTGCCAGCTGCGCATCGGCGGGGACGTGGTCGTCGACGGCTGGGTCGATGCGGTGTCGCCGTCCATCGATGCCGGCTCTCATGGCATCCAGGTCGAGGGCCGCGACAAGACCGGCGACCTGGCCGACTGCTCGGCCGTCCACAAGCCGGGCAGCTGGTCCAACGCCAAGGTCGAGCAGATCGCGGCCGAGCTGGCCCGCCCCTTCGGCGTCGCCGTCACTGCCAAGGCATCGACCGGCGCCGCGATTCGCAGCTTCGCGCTCCAGCAGGGGGAGACCGTCGCCGCCGCGCTGGAGCGGCTGCTGCGTTTCCGCGGGTTGATCGCGGTGCCGACGGCATCGGGCGATCTGGAAATCACGACGCCGGAGACGGGCGAACCGGTCGCGACCTTGGAGCTGGGCGTCAACATCAAGTCCGCCAACGGCCGCCACGACCATCGCGAGCGCTATTCCGATTACATCGTCAAGGGCCAGGCGCGGGGCGACGACGAGCGCCACGGCAAGACGGTCAGCCAGATCAGGGGCGAGGCGAAGGATGGCGGCGTGCGCCGCTACCGCCCGCTGCTGGTCATGGCAGAGGAGCAGAGCGACGGGCAAAGCGCGCAAGTCCGCGCCAAGTTCGAGGCGGGCATGCGCGCCGGCCGATCGCGCGGCGCGGATATCGTCGTCGCGGGCTGGCGCACGGCGCCGGGGGGCGCGCTCTGGCGGCCGAACAGCCGCGTGCGGGTGAAGTGCCCGCCGGTCAAGATCGCCGACGAGGTGATGCTGATCGCAGCCGTCACCTTCAGCAAGAACGACGGCGACGGCACGACGGCGACCATCACCGTGGCGCCGCCCGAGGCCTTCGCCCAGCTTCCGGAAAAGGAGGCGGCATGAGCTTCGCGCGCATGATGGAGCCGCTGGCCGGCCGCATCCGAATGATGGTCGGCCGCGCCGTCCTGGCGGCGATCGACGACGGGAAGACGCTGCAGACGCTGCAGATCGAGCTGGCGGCCGACGAGACGCAGGACGGGGTGGAGCATTTCCAGCCCTACGGCCTGTCCTATCATCCCAAGCCTGGCGCGGAGGCGATCGCGCTCAGCGTCGGCGGCTCGCGCAGCCACGCGGTGGTGCTGGCGGTCGCCGATCGCCGCTATCGCTTGATCGGCCTGCAGGAGGGCGAGGTCGCCCTGTATGACGACCAGGAGCAGAAAGTGCTGCTCGGCCGCGACGGCATCGTGATCGCGAGTCCGCTGGGCGTGACGGTGCAGACGGACGGCGACTTCACCGTCGACGCACAGGGCAATGTGTCGATCAAGGCCGGGGGCGAGGCGCTGGTCGACGGCAGCTCCATCCTGCTCGGCGAAGGCGCCAGCCTGGACGCCGCGCGCAAGACCGACACGGTCAACTCCACACAGATCACGGGCGGGTCCGGAAAGGTGAAGATCGCATGACCGATTGGGAAACGATGGTGGCGATCGCGCGCGCACAGGCGCTGCAGCAGGCCAAGATGTTCGACCTGCGCTATTTCGAGGCCGAGGATGAGCGCAGTCTCCTGATCCAGCTCGTCGGCAAGAAGGATGCGGGGGGCGAGCCCTATCATCCGATGCGGATCGAGACGCAAATCTGGAAGCCCCTCAACGCGGACCACGGGGTCGCCGACGTATCCACCGATCGAGGGAGGTGGATGGCATGAGGGCGGCCTCTCCCAAGAAGCGTGGCCTGCGCAGCTGGCGCAGGGTCGACGTGACGCCGGACAATATGGAAATGGTCGGTGCGAAACTGCGCGAATGCGGAACCATGGGCGGCGAAGGCGAGCCGGTCCAGGCGCATGCGCATTTCGATCGACAGGGCCGGCTGCGCCGCATCCACGCGGCCTATGAAAATGGGTGGCGCGTCACCATCAACATTCGCCTCGATGGCTCCTACTCGCTGAGCCAGGCGATCAAGATCGTGTCAAAACCGAAGGGCCACATGCCGGCATGACCGATATCGCCCTTCATTTCCGGCCTGGCGCCTGGGGCGCGGACCTCGCCATCGAGGGCGGCGACCTGGCGACCGATGACGGGCTACGCACGGCCGTCATCATGTCGCTGTTTACCGACGCCCGGGCGCGCGAGGACGATCCGCTGGCGGACCCTACTGCCGATCGGCGGGGCTGGTGGGGCGACTGTGCCAATGCAGACCGCAACGACCGGATCGGATCGCGGCTGTGGCTGCTGGCCCGCGAAAAGGTCGTGCCGGCGACCGCGACCCGCGCGACGGATTACTGCCGCGAGGCGCTGGCGTGGATGGTCGAGGACGGCCTCGCCGCGTCGGTCGAGGTCGAGTGCACGTTGTTGCCGGTCACCGCTGCCCGCCGCAGCGGCGCGATGCTGATCGGCGTTGCGCTGACCCGGCCGTCCGGCGCCCGCCAGGCGATCGATTTCCTCTGGGACGCCGAGGCGAACCGGCTGCTCAGCGAGGAGACCGCATGACCTTCCAGCGGCCGACCCTCTCCCAGATCATCGCGCGCATCCAGGGCGATATCACGGCTCGGTTGCCCGGCGCCGACAGCCGGATGCGGCGCAACGTCCTGGACGTGCTGGCTCGTGCCTATGGCGGCGCCGTGCACGGCGCCTATGGCATGCTGGACGATCTGTCGCGATTCCTGCCGGACGTGGCCGACGGCGATCGCCTGGTGCGCTGGGCTTCGATCTTCGGCCTCACCCGCAAGGCGGCCGTCGCCGGCCAGGGCAGCGTCATCCTGTTCGGCTCGAACGGCGTCACCGCGCCGATCGGCACCGTCCTGGTGCGCTCGGACGGCGCCCGCTACGTCACCACGGCCGCCGCGACGATCACGGGCGGCAGTGCGGTGGCGCCGGTGACGGCCGAGGGCGCCGGTGACGCCAGCGCGATGGACGCGGGCCAGTCGCTGACCTTTCTGTCGCCGATCGCCGGCATCGCGGCGATCGCGACCGTCGCTGGCGGGG